CCACAACTCTGTCTTCAACATCGCCTTCTTCGCCGTTGTCAGCGTCCATGTCTGCTGGCATTTCTTCGCCGTTGTCCGCATCCATTTCGCCTTCTTCTTCAGCTGAGATGTCTTTGACCAATTCGTCAGTGGCGTCACCGCCAACTTCTTCGATTGATTCTTCTTCAGTTGTTTCTGACTCAGTTGCTTCGTCTTCGATCTCTACAACTTCGTCTACTTGCTCATCTTTAGACTCTTCTGAAGTTTCTTCAACTTTGTCGTCCTCTTTAGACTCCTCTGTTTCTTTAACTTCTTCGTCTTTTGATTCTTCTTTGGCCTCAGCAGTCACTTCTTCGTCTGCTAGGTTTTCGTAGATGTCTCTTGACTTCTCTACTACTATTTCGTGGAATAAAGCTTCTGCTTTATCGTTCTCTTCGTTGATTAGTAATTCTAATAACGATTCAAATTTATTAGTTGACATTTTACACGTGCTCCTTCTAATTAGGTCGATTTGTACTTATAAGTGTAATGTATTTACTACAAAGGCGCTAAAACGGTGGTGTAATTGGTGTCAAAACCGGTGATTTTGGCTAGATTTTTATCTGTAGGTCGAATCGGGACAGGAATTCCTCGGTTGTGGGATGATCTATGTTGCCTGCCCACTCGATATCCTTGGGCTTGAACCAACCCTTGGGTATCACGCGGTGAAATTGAACATCCTTGAAGTCCTGTAGGCAACGCTTGGTCTGATTCATCCAGTTGCCATAGAACGTGGCCTCATCATTGCGTTTCTTGTAATTGCGTGTGTCACCAAATATGTTGTTGAGTGTAAATCGCTTGCCTTGATTTAGTCCTTGATAATCAAATCCTAGTATGTAGATCTCCTTGAATCCATGCTCGCAGGCCATCCTCAATGCGGTAGGTCCACTAGACCAACCCAGGCTGGGCTTGAACCAGTTCACATGATTCAGTATCTTGGGGTGTTTGTTATACTGTGCGTTGAAGTTGCTCCATACTTTATTATGTACGGGATAATCTGTCTCTGCTATCTCAAAGATCATCTTGGGATCCACTGCTATTAGGAAATGTGGTCGGTGTGTCCTGTACACGGCGTTGCAGGCGAAAACTGTGCCCTTCTCTTTGAGATCGTTGATATCTATGCCCTTTCGGGATTCTCCGTTACCGAGTACGAATGCTATGGATGACATTATAACTCTAAGTTATCGTCTTGTGCAGGTTGTCCGTACATCTTTTGGACGAATACTGCCTCTTCCTTCTGCTGTGCGTCGTGTGCCTCTGACGCCAGTCTCATTGAGTTGATGTCTTTCAGTGAAAGTCTGGTCTTCCTAGTGTCTTCCGAGTCTAGAATCGAGATATCATTCTCAGGTTCGTAGGTCTTGTCCTGCTCAAACCCGTCTGTGCCGTATGTGAAGAATTCAAAAAGTTTCATTTTGCGTATTTAATCCTTTAGATCTGGCCTCCGCCACCTGTGCCACCCGGCGTTTGCCCGCCACCGCCTGGTGTTGTTCCTGGTTGTCCTGGCTGTGGTGATCCCGGTTCTGGTGATTCTGGTTCCGCTGTTGGCTCCTCGAATTGATCTAGGTCACTGGTGATTCCTGATTGTGTGACTCCGGCACTTCTGAGTTGATTGGATTTAGTCTGTTTTTTCTGTGGCACGTTGTTTTCTTCTGCCCATAGTTCTGCGTTCCTCGCCATTTCCTCTTCAGACAAACCGAGATATCTCTTCAGTGCAAATCTTTTACTCATGTAAGGCAGTTCTGCAACCGCTGTGAATGTGTTGACCCTCGCTTGGTCCATCTCTGTCTGTCTGTACTGTGCGAAGTTCTGTGGTGGATTCAGTTTCAACTCGAACATGCCGTTGTCGATGTTGTAGCCTTTTGATTTGATCCACAGTTTGAATTCCTCGTCAAAGGTCTGCGCCAACATTGATTGTAATCTAGCACAATACTTGTTGAATCTTAATTCTTGTATGTACGCAGTTCCAACCCTACCGTCGTTGTACTGTTGCTGTCCGTCCTCAGCACCTGTTGGTAGGTAAGAACTTGGTATCCTTAAACCTCTGAACAGTTTGTTCGTGAAGTATCTTAAATCATCGATCTCGCCTAGGTTGGTACCACCCGGTAATGTGTCCACTTTAGATCCCCTACCTTCCGCAGTCTGTGGGAAGAAGTAATCTTCATTTATCGACATTGGGTTGTATGTTGCGTCTATGAAGTTCGTACCACCTGCCGTGCTTGGAATCCTTCTCTGGTTTATCTCATTTTTCACCCTCTCAACGAACTGCATCGCCAAGTGTGTTGGCATGTTACCCACGTCGATGTAGAACACTCTTCTCTCAGGTGCTCTCTGCACCCTGTAGATTATGATCGCGTCCTCTAATAATTCTTTTTGCTTGTACACTTTGAAAACTTGTTCTAGAACCGAGTGTCCGAACGGGAACAGGTTGTCTAGCCCGTCACTCATGCTCATGTGTATCACGTGTTCGGCGTTGATGTTGTAGGCGTTCATAGTCTTGTAGAATCTTCCGCCCTGTCCTCCGGCGAAACCACTCATGTTTGCTGTAGCACCCGCATTGGCGTAACTTGATCCGTATGCCGCGGTACCACCACCTGTGGTTCCTGCACCACCATAGGTTTGGTTTGGCGTTATCTGTGTTGCTGATAATCTCTGTAGGTTGGGGTTGATGTCCCTGATCACGTACTGCTCGGGCTTCTTGCCTTCGGATTCGTTCACAACGATCCTGTCCACCTTCGCGTTGTCAACATACAACCATTTCATGGTCTCCGGATCTCTGACGAAGAAGCAGTCTCCGTACTTCAGTGCGTTCCTGAATATTCTGAAAATTCGTTTGTTGAACTTGTTGCTCTTGGTCCACTGCTGTAGGGCCTTCTTCAACAACTTGACCTCATGCTCGGTGGTCTCGTCCTTGAACACGATGTCGAACGGTGTCTCGTTCTCGGTGTTCTGCTGTGTGGAGAACTCCGCGAGTATGTCTAACGCCGCGTTGATCTCCGAGTCCGAGTCCATCTGGTCATACTGGAAGTATCTCTGTATCCTGTTGGGGTGTCCTGTGTACACGTCCGGCAGGTAAGAACTGTAGTTCCTCTTGGCGAAGTTGGGCACCTTCTCACCTGATATGGGAGAGAGGTTAGCGTCTTTGAAGTATTTTTTCCAAGCCATACTTTAATATTACAATCTTTTCCTCATTTAAGCAACCTAAACTAGGCCCACTTGATTACGATCTTTGCGAGCTGTCGTTTCCACCGCTTTCAATGACCTGCTTTCTATTGCTACAAGCGTATTTACGCCGTTTACCATATTCGTTAAAGTCTTATTCGCACTGTTCATCTCTGTGACTAGGGTGGCCATCTTGGCCTCCAGCGCCTCCGTGTTGAATGTGTTCTTGAGATCTTGATTGGCCACTGCCGCGCTCTTGGTTCCAGTCTTAATAATTTCGGGTCCGCCCTCACCAGTGAGATACATTTTGGAGGCGTCCATGCCACCACCGTGCTGTCTACCACCACCAAACATGCCACCGACGTACTGACCTGCCATCGATCCTAAACTTGCACCTAGTAAAGCACCTCCCGGTCCGCCAATTAAGCCTAACAATCCGCCTAGGCCTGCTCCCACAAGACCACCTATGCCTGCGGCATCGTCTGACTTGTCCTTGTTCATCAGTTGTCCTGCGCTTGAACCGACTCCTATCGCGGCTCCTATTCCTGGAAGTAGTCTAGTTGCTCCGAACCTTGCCGCTCCCGCGGCTCTCTTGCCGCCCTTGCTTCCGAATAAGTTGCCAAACATTCCGCCTGATCCCAATCCCGCGGCCTTCAACGCTCCCAGTGTACCTGTGAACACAACTGCTGTCTGTCCCGCCTTGTCTAATAGAAACTTACCTGCTAGTATGCCTGCTATGGCCGTGCCCGTCAGTGCTGGTATCTGGGCCAAGCCCGCTACCAGTCCTCCAACACCTTTCATCAGGAACTGTGTTGCCTGTGACAGTCCACCCAGTGCTGGACCAAACGCCGCCAACAGTCCCGTCTCTATCTGTTGGAACTGACCTGATATCCTTTTGCTGGCATCTTCGAATGTAGTCAATCCCTGTGTCAATCTGTCTGCTGTCTCGCCCTGTTCTGCGAATATGCTGTCAACGTCCACGATCCTTCTGC